ATCCGATTGGTCCACGTCGTCCCCGTCAGGATCGTCCGCCCCTCCATCGGGGGTGTCGGGCCCGGTGTCGCCCGGCGGGTCCGTGGTTGCGCCGGTATCGCCTACGGGATCCGGATCATCCGTCAGCGGCGTCGGATCCGGACTCGCCGAGGGCTTCGCGCCCTCATACTTGCGATACAACCCGATAGACAGCAGTTGGGACACATGCGCGTCATTGGTCACGTCGCACACCACGGCGCCGCCAAAGTCGGGGTTTTCCTGGAAACAGTAATTGAACTTATCAATCGTCAAATGGGTAGGTCCGTCCCGCTTGATAAGGCATTCGATAATCATGGTTCAGTCCTCCTGAACTAGAGATAGAGACAGGGGCGAGAGGTCCCGCCCCTTGGGTTGAATTATGCAGGCACCGACAGCACCTTGAGGCGCAAGGTACCGGCTGCCGGGGTGGTGGCGACCGTGGCCACCTTTACACCAATCACCCGGTCGGAACCCGACGGCGCCAACTGCAGGCCGGCGACTACCGAGGCACGCGCCACACCACCGGCCTGTCCAACGGTCGACGAGGTGATAAAATTGGTGTTGGCCACCAGATCGTCACCGCCGGCATTAACCACGCCGACGCTCAGAGCCAGCGCGGTCGCTTCGTCCAGATCGTCGGATTCGAGAATCACGTCCACCGGCTTGTGCCCAGCGGGCAGATAAGCCAGTTTCACAATATCGTTGCCGGCCAGCGTGGCGGGAACTTCATACGATCCCTCATTGCAAACAACCACCCCGGCCTGGCCTCCCGAAATGGGCGGCTGCCCTTGCGCAATCTTGGTTGCGGTAAACAGAGCCATAATGCTCTCCTTTTCTTTAATAAAGCCCCCGGCGAACCAGGGGCGTTACGGTAATGTTACGTTACACGGTCGGAGCAGCAGCGGCGGTATCAATGGCATACGCGCCGAAGTCCAGGCCGTTGAAGGTGCATTTCTTCGCACCCCAGATGCACGACGTAGAGATGATGATCTCGTTGTCGTTGTCCTCAGTACCCTCGTACCAATCGAAGCGCAGGCCAACCCCGCCCTTGGACCCGAAAGCCACCGCGCCGGCCTGACGACCAAGGAACAAGGCGCGGGCTGCGGCCACGTTGGAACCGCTGCCGTAGTCGGAGAAGCGGATAATGCCCTCTTCCTCCTGCAGCACGACGTTGTTATACATGCCCAGGCCGCCGTTGAAGATGGGATTGTCCTTGCCTTGGGCGGTTACGGCGGCTTTCTGCAGGTCCATCCACTGCCCGGTACCGGTGTTGGTACGCAGGTCGGTAGCCTGCTGCGGGTTCATCATGCAGACGTAGTGCTTGTTACCGTTGATAAGGATCGGCTGCAGCTTGGGAATGCCTTTAGTGCCGCCGCCCATCAGCTTGACCGCCGTCAGTACCGCATCGATTTCCGCAAGGCTCATCTTATCGGTGCTGGCCAGAGTCGCCTTGGTTTTGCCGCCGCCGTACCGGATATGATAGCTATCGGGTGCCGACAGGCTGTTGTTGGCACGACCGGTCCAATCCAGCGGGTAAACGAAATCATCGTTCACCCCGCGAGCTCCCGACAGGTACATAAAGATGCACTCGGCGAAAGCTCGGGCCCACCATTCGGCCATGCGGGCCTTGGCGGTGTTGCGCATGGAATGCAGAGTACGCTTGCGGGTCATGCGCCCGCCTCCGTTGACGCCACCGCGCATCTGATCGATGTAAACCGAGTCAGAATAGAAGCGCAGGGCTTCTTCGGTGCCGCGTTGTTTGTTGTCCCCCTCGATGGGCGCCTGCTTGAGCTGCACCGACAGATCGTAGGTGATCTGTTCGCCAGCATCGTTTTGCAGTTCGTCCATCTGGACGATGGGAGCTTGGGCTTCCTCCCCTTTACCGATGTACTTCCGGTTCCAAGGGTTTTGCCGGGCAACATCGACGGCCATCATACCGGAGTACCGTTTGACCGCTTTGGCGTCGCCCAGGCCTACGATGGTACGTGCCATGGGTGTGACTCCTTTCTTTGCGGCACTCCAGCGCCAGGGTTAAATGCGGGCTGTCTTAGCCCTGCTGGTTATTCTTCGCGTTCCTCACAATCGGAACGGACCTATCAGCTTCCACTCGTAGCCGGACGCGCTGGCCACTCTTCTCTTCCACGGCAATGGATGCCGGGCCGCCGATGGCGAGCGAGTCACCCGGGCGTAAATCCAAAAATAGCCGGCATGTCACGACTCTATCTCCCCGCCAGATAGCGCTCTTGTTGCGCCGGCGTCATTTTCTCCAGCGCCGATTCGAGGTCAGCGCCGGTCAGTTTATCCAAATTGGCAAATTCGCTGGCGTTGGCCCGAGGGTTGTCTACCCCTGCGGCAGGAACGTCGCCCAGGTTTGGAGTTTCAGGCACCTTGGCCTTGGGTTTTGGTTTCGGCTTGGGCTTGCCGCCTTCGTCCTTGGTATCCTCCACCTTAGGCACGGAACCAAACGCCGCTTCCACGTTGGCCTTGGCTTTCTGTAAGATCTGCAGATGGGTCATGTTGCCGATCTCGCCGGCATTGGCCATGCGCTTTACTTCGCTGTCCAGAGCGGCAAACTTGGTCGGGCTGGCTTCCTGGGTATAGTCCTTGTTATGGCCAAGGAAAGAGGCGACCGCATTGCCCCAGCGCCGATTCTCGGACTCCTGCAAGCGGGCCTTATAGTCGTCCGACTTGATCGCGTCGGCCTTTTCTTCATACTCAGCGGGGGATAAATCCCCGTCGTTGAGCTTTTCGCGCAGATCCTTGAGCTTTTCCTTGGCCGTATCGGAATAATCGTAGGGGTTGACCGGCTCTTCACGGCTGTCGGACTCGGTGGGAACCGGGTCCGGATCTCCGGCGTCATCCCCTCCGTCACCGTCGTCCTGCCCTTCTCCGGCATCGTCACCGGCTCCTTCATCGTCGGAGCCTTCACCGCCGTCTTCCCCTCCGGGATCTTCTCCGGCATCGTCCCCGCCTTCGCCGTCCCCATCGTCGTCACCGGTTCCGGCGTCGTCTTCTTCCCCTTCATCGTCGGGAAGATCGACGGGCGAAGCCGTGGCGGTCAGTTCGGTTTCGTCCACTTCGGCCTCGATGGCGGCGCGTTCTTCTTCGGACAATCCGGCCAATTCCTCTTCGCTGTATCCGCTGGTGCTCATGCTCCGTGCTCCTTTCGTGTGGTTATTACAGTTCTACTCTTCCAAGAATCCTGTCGAGGCGATCGACGGAAAAACCGAGTTGCTCGTTGAGACGATAAAGCCTCTGTGCCATATCCGAATTGCCGCTTGCGCCAGGCTTTTTCATCTCTTCGCAACATTCGGGGTACTCCGGTGAAAGCACACCCGCCAACCGTTCTTCAAACATGGCAATCCGCTCTTCGAGTTGGCAGAGCCCCTTATGGAAATTACCGAGTTCCATGTCTACCGGGCCTTCCGGTGCCTTGCAGATGACGTTAAGTGCGGTGCCTTCCATAATCGTTCTAGACATTCCTTGCCCCTTTCTTTATTGGGTTTGTTGCGGGATCCCCCGCGCTGCATCGTCCATAATCTCGTCGGCCATGGTCCCCAGGTTCGGTGAAACCTGCAGCGCCGTGGAAATCTCCAGGGCCTGCTTCATGGCGTCGAGCTTTTCGGTCAGGGCCTTGGCTATGGCCGCGTTGCCTTTACCCACGGCTTCCTTGGCCTTGCCTTCGAGGGTTTCCAGTTCGGCCATGATCTTGCGCATCTGCAGTTCCTGCTCCTGCGCCTGTTGCTGATCCAGCGCCGCCTTTTCTTCGTCGCTCAGTTCTTCATCGTCGGGACGCTGCCCGGTGATCCTGCGCACCCGCGCCACCACTTCATCGCGCATCGGGATATCGGCCATTTCCAGCGCAATATCCAGCAAGGACATAGCTGCTTGCCCCATGCCGCCTTGAGCCAGCGCCGTGATCAGGTCCATCATGGTCTGGTACATCGCTTGACGCACGCTGGTGTGATACGCCTGTTCGTCCACGACAAAATCCGCCTTGGCGGCAGTGATCGGGTTGAGGATCTCGCCGTCGTCGTCCTGCTCATTGATGGTGGTGTATTCGGGATTGCCGCGTTCGTTGGTCAAGCGGAAGGTCTTGGCCTCATCGTAATACTGTTCGGCCAGGCATAATTGCTTCTCGCCTGAAATCTGCCGGGCCAGGCGCAGGTTGTCGAACAAATCCAAAGTGGTGAGGCTGCCTTGCTCCTGGCGCCGCTCGATGGCCGCGCCGCTGACCGCGTTGGTCTTGCGCCCCATGAGTTCGTCAGTAACGCCGGACACTTCGGAGATGTATTGTGCGTCCTGGTTCATCAGATGCACGTACTCTTCGGCCAACACCTTGTCGTTACGAATCTGCAATTCTTTGCCGGATTTCTTGACGATGATGCCGTCGGGACGCGCCACCTCTTCGGCCAACTCGTCAATGTCGTCCACGGCGCCCTCGTCCATAACAACTTGGTTGGTAGCCAGGATGAACTGTGCCTTGCTGCGGGCTTTGTTCAGGTCCACCTGGGGGTCACGCAGGTTGCGGATCGCACCGTAAGGGGCATTGTCGCGCTTGCGCCTGTGTCCCCATACCGGCGTCAAGGGAAACCGGTTGTGCCAGAACGGCAGCGGGCCTTCGTGCAGCAGTTCCCCGTCAAAGGCTTTTTCCGACTCCATCCCTGACGGTGCGGTAAAAATCATGTGGCGCATGACCATCATCATGCGGTTGCCGACGATGGGTGCCAGTCCGTTTTCCACGACCCACACCAGCACAGGATCCTGTTTGTTGAACCAGCAGCCGCGCCATGGACCGTCGCCACCAAGGATCTGCACCACTTCGGGGTTTTTGTACCAACATTCGACCAGACGCACCCTTTGACGCAGGGTGTAATCGCCGTTGGGCACGTTGTCGATGTATGCGGTTCGATATTCGCCACTGGCCCTCAGGTCGTCATCGTCCATGCCGGTCATGTAGGCCTGGTCGCTGGCCGCACCTTCCAGCACGGCGTCATGCCCCTTAAACAGCAACTTGGCCACGTCCAGATCGATGGACCGGCTACGGAACAAAAAGCGCGAGTCGCTCATGTCCGGCTCAACGCTCAGATGGTCGTAATGCACGTTGCGCCAGTTCTCGTAGCGCACCAGGAGCTTCTCTTCGAGCGGGCTGGGGTTTATGCCCTCTTCCACCCAGCCAACTCCAGCCGTCACAGCATCGTCAAACGCTCTGGACCATACGGATCTCTGACGGTTGACGTCGTGAATGTATTTCAGCAACTTGGTTTTGGCTTCGGAACCTTCAGCGTCCTCTTTGCCACGGGGAACCACTTTAAAATCCACGCGGGTGCGTTTCTCGGTGCCAGTGATCCAGGCAATCGCGGGCTTGATCTTGTTGTAAACCAGTGGCGCCTGGTTGCGGTCACGCAAGGCCTGAATTTCCTCTTCGGTCCACTGGATCCCGTCGCGGAAATCCTGATCGATGGCCATTTCCACCCGGTTGTCGGCCTGATAGTCGCGCTCATCGATATAGCGGCACAGCATCTGATTGAACCGCTTTTGCACCTCGGGCTTTTGCAGGTGAGCCTTGGCCGAGGTCAGCTTAGGCGTAGGCTTGGAGGCTATAGCTTCGGCCTCTTTGTCTACCCACGGCTGTCTGGCTTTGACTGTGCGTACATTCTCGATCTGCTGCGCCATAGCGTCCTCAGTTCAACAGTTCTTGCCGAAACGATTTGCCGTTCAGGCTGCCGGTTATCTCGCCTATCACATCGCGTTCACGCTTCGGTGCGGCAGGGGCATGTACCAGGTCGTCAAGATGGTCCTGCACAAACATGGCGATATGCGCCAACGTGGATTCGTCCGTCGGGTAGTCCAGAGCTATGGCAATGTTGCGGCATGACAGCAGCACGGCCATCTGTTCTTGCTGGTTTTTCGGCTCGTCGTACTTCCATGCCGATTCCAACGGGATAATGGCCGAACGCCCCAAGTGGCCAGGTCGGTACAGGAACAGCGCCGGTTGCTGCTTGCTGGGTTGGTTCGGGTCCAGCGCCAGGTGAATGATCTTGTGGGCCATATCGCCCGTCAGGTTGATACCGGCCATCAGTTACCCCTCCGCGTCAGCCGCCGCCACAGGCGGACATACAGCGGCGCGACGGGCTTCTTGCGGGCCACCTTTCCCTCGCACTTGAGTACGATCCGGTCCCGCGAGACGATCTTCTGCACACGCCACAGGGCCCCGTTGACCTCCCAGACCTCGCCGCGCACCACCGGAGAGCCGTCGGCAACGTGATGGCCCAGCAGCATTTCGCGCTGATTGTCGTCCAGAGGCTTCGTGCAGCTTTTGCCGGACAGCTTTTTCATGCCAGTTCCCCCAGGTCGTTGCCGTCTTTGTGCGGGAAATCGCGGTGATCGAACGTTGCGCCGTTCACCATGACCCGGCTGCCGAGTTCGATACGGGCCGACAGCAGCATCTTGCCGCCGCGTTTGACACCGATGTACGGCGGGTTCTGGTTATTCAGCACGACGCGCAGGGGATCTGCGGCCCGTTCTTCCGTTACCTCTTCCTCAATGTCGGCGTCTTGATCTACACCATCGGCCTTGCCGAAGTCCTCGTACCCTTCGACCAGCGGCGCCAGGGCATGCACGGTGTTACGGAACAGCACGTCCTTGGCCTGTTGCTCTTTGGGCAACTGATCGAACGGCACCATGCAGGGGTGCGTCTTTGCCGTACCGTCCTTCTCTTCGCCGAACACCCAGCCATCGGCCTCCTTCTGCGCCATCCAGTTTTCGTGGCTGGCCTGCGGGCCTGCGTTGGGGTTGCCCAGATGGAACTGCACACCGAGAACAGCGCTTTCCTTCTGCCATTTCGGGGCGTAATGCCAGCTTTTCTGGCTGTCGTCCCCCAGGGCCTGGCAGTATTCGCGGTTGGCTTCGTGGCAAATTTCGGCGATCTGTTCAACGGTCATCGGTTTTGCTCCCTTCGCGGTATTCTTGCCAACTTACTCTACTCGTTACACGCAATCGCGGCATTGGCCGTCATGACCGCTTCGCGCACCTTCTGGATCGCCGCCGATTGGTCGGCACATTTGGGCGTACACTCGATAATGGCCTCGGCCAGCGCCTTGCCGGCCTCACGGAGCTTCCCGTACCGCTCCACCTGATCGCCTTTGGGCGGATGGTAGGTGAAAAGGTTGTCGATAATCTCTTTCTGTTCCCTCTGCAGCATGGCTTCCTCTCCTTTACGCCGTCTTCCAGCTTCCCCTGGCTCTCCTGCGTCCGCCTTTCGTAGCCGGCACATACCGGTAACCGCGGGCCAGGGTTTCCAGTGCATCGTAACCGTGCATCGCCCAATCGTGCCGTGGGCGGTTCTTCCAACATCCGTTGTGGTCGTCCCATTCGCGCCGGAAGTTATCCAGGCACTTGATCCCTTCGCCGCAGAACTCTTCATCGATCCAGCAGGTGGGAAGGAAGTGCCGCGTTTCCTGAATCGCCGTGTACTTGTCGTCAATCCTGGGAATCACGACAATGTTTTGCATATTGGCGTCGGTCAGGATCTGCTCGATGGTGCGCGGCTTCTCGTCGGCACTCTTGGTGGATCCCATGCGCCGCTGGCCGGCATCGTGCGGCAGGAAGTGTTGCCCCCAGATGTAACCGAGCTTTTGCATCTCCCGCCAGTAGTACAAAACATCATCATCGGAACCGCTCATATAGCCGATGATCCGGTTTTCCAACCCCACCCGCTGATGGAACCAGATGCACATAAGGTCGTTGAGGCCGAAGTCCCAGGCGCTGTTGACCGGTATGCCCGGCTCATGCGGAACCTTGGTAATGCGTCCATCCTTACGCAGCTTGGCCATCTGCTTGGCCAGATAGGCCCCCTCGATGGCGGCCGCGAACGCTTCTTCCGGATAGCTGGGATGTTCCCTGGTCATATCGTCCTGCAAGGTTTTGAGCTTCTCGGCGTACCAGGCTTTCTGAAACGGATCGAGCTTGACGCCTGTAATCGTCTCGATCTCGGAAAAATACTTGGCCAGTTCCTTGGTAATGACCACGCCCCTCGGGTTCAGCCGCTTGCGCGGATCCTCGAACCAGGCGAAGAAATGGAGGCGGTATTGAAGCTGGTTGGGCTTGTGTCCGGCCTGCTGCCGTTTCAAGGCCTCCATGCAGTAATCGTAAAAGTAGCCGTCGTTGCCTTCGGCCGTGCTCTCGATGAAAACCATGTTGCCAGGGTGGACCGTTTCCAGCGTACCGGTGACGATCTCGCGGGCCTTCTCCGGGAACTTGGCGCACAGCTTGCCGAACTCGGAGATATGCACCATCTGATAGGTGCCTGAACGCAGGCTGGTCCCGACCTCGATCATGGACCCGTTGGCAAACTTGAGCTTCTTCGCGCTGTCGGTGTCGGCCGGCCGTGCGTTTCGCAACCCCTCGGGGAGATTGTCGTAAGGGAATTGCACCTTCTTTTCGTGGATCTTCTCCACGTCTTCCCGCGTATGGGCATTGATGCCAACCGAGTAATGATCTCGGAACAGCGCCTGATCCAGACCGAAAATCCCCAGGAAGGTGGTAAAACCCAACTGGCGGGCCTTCAAAATCAAGTTGAGGTACCACAGGTTTTCAATGAGCTTGGTTTGCGCTGCGTTCGGCCTGAACGGGGTTTTCTTGCCGTCCTCGTTCACGCAGTAATACAGGTTGTTCAAACGCCAGAGCGGGTCAGAGAACCGCTCGATAAGCTCCACGCGGCTCATTCATCTTTGACCAGGCTGGCGTTACGTTGTGCCACTTCGTCCAGGACGGATTCGAGATCCGATACCGGGCCTTGCTTCTCGTCCAGGTTGAAGGCCTGGCGTTCAAGTTGGATACGCTTGTGCTGAACGCCGGCCAGGGCCTGCAGCGCCGAAGCCCTCTCGGTCACGGCAATGCCAACCTCCTGCTGGACGATCTGTCCTTGGTATTGCGTGATGTAGAGCTTGGTAGGGTTACCCTCCAGTTCGTCCAGCAGTTTGGCTTCCAACCTGGCGAGATTCTGGATATCCCGGCGATGGCATTCGACCACCGTCACGCCAACATCCGATGCCTCGTCTATAACTTGTTTCGGGTCCGCGTTGGGAGTGCGAACCGAAGTGCGAACCAACTTTTCGCGAACCGCCTTGCGGACTTGATCTGCCAAGTCACGCTGCCACTCTTCCTTCTTGGCCCTTTTCCTGATTGCCGTATCAGACACACCGAACTTGCGCCCGATTTCTCGAAGCGACAGTTGATTGGCGCGAAATGCCCGCTCGATAGCTTCCCAATCTGTTTGTTCTTTTTGCTCTGCCATCGTTCTTCCCCAAAAAACAAAAAGCCCGGCAAAAGCCTTTCGGCCTGCCGGGCTCTCGGTCGCATCCTCCTGGAGGACCGTGAATCACCATGTATCGTCAAATTGTCAAGGCCTCTGCCTCTGTTATCGCGGGGGATGGGCCGCGCAACCAACCGACCCGCCGGTCGATCACCCCATCGGGGTGCATCCCCCTTCTCGCGTGGTGTTCAAAATTCGAGTGCTACCTGCGGGGGTTTGTCCACCCCACCACAGTTCATGTGGATCTTGACGGTTAGCGTCCCGCTGAATTTGTCTCCAGCCAGGTCAACGGCCTTGGGAACGACCTCGCGGACCTTTGAGCATGCCCGGTTAACCAACTGGATTACCTGTCGCTCTGTACTGTCTTTCATCGCCCCTCCGTGTCCACTGAACATTTCTGCTGAGTCTGCCAGAAAAGAAACCGTATTGCAAGGGCTTTAATAGCCGCTACTTTCCCAGGGTTTATACGGCGTTGCAGGGCTGGTCGATCTCGCAGATACCGAGTTTGACGCGGCGTTTGAGTGGGCAACATTGCGTTGCGCGGATACTGGCCTGCGATTTATTTTTCATAAAGTCAACTTTTTATCATTTTTTTACTTGACGCACATTGCATGGTGCGGTATTGTTTAATCACACAGCGGGACAAACCAACTAACCGGAGGAAACTATGAAATTAACCGATCTAAAAAAAACCCACGAAGAAATCACCGAAACATCTACCGTTGGCACACCAGGTTACGCCGTCCACCTTGGGGATGATTACGCTTATGTGAAAATATGGGACGGCAACAGCTGGCTTGAAGGAATCTACCGCGTTGACGGTGCCGAACTTATTCATCAAAGTGAATTCACCCTGCTTAAAAAAGACCTTAAAACCGCCA